GCTGCGACTCATGTCGATTAAAAGCATTTTTGACGGCCTAGGATGCGCCGTGCTGCATTTATTTGACATGATACTTATAATCTATCACTTCTGTTATGTTCGTCGCTCTGGAGCCATCTAATGGCTTCGTTTGTTGTTCCATGTACGGCCGTGCCTGTGCAATCTTTTTTTCAAGTTGCTCAATGATCATGCGCAACTCACGGTTCTGTCGCTCAAGTTCCTTAAGTTGTTCGTAATCTTTAATTAGCTGAATAAAAGTTTCCTTGCTGATTTCCATCTATCTTTTCAATTATAGATTCAAACGAATCGGTTGAGTTAATTATTGGCCCCTCGAATAGTGTGATCTGCGCAACGCCCTGGCTCTGTATTTCTCGAACTGTGTTGATCGCATCGATATTGATTAATATCTCGCCTTTTGTTGTGTTGACTATGATGTAGTCCATGCTGGTATCTTTTCGCCTCGTTCGTTAAATATAAACTCTACTGTTATGCCTTTGAACTCTTGCCGTGTCTTTTCACCGTGGCATGCTAGGCACAATGATTGATGGTTGCGCTTATCCCAGAAAGATCCACCGAGCGATGTACTAATGATATGATCTGTGTTAAGTTCTGTATAATTGAACAACCGACCACACATTGCACACACCGGATTCGTTTGTCTGAATCGCTTACTGTAACGCCTCCATTCTTCAAGTGAGTAACGTTTATCCTTTGGTTTCTGTTCACGTTCTACCTTCAGTGTCGGCACTCGCTTAACTGGATTTAGATATAATTTCGATCTCGTAGCCATGCTTCGTATGTTTGTGCTGGATCAATGCCTTCATATTGAATATCGTATTGCTCTTGGCACCAATCGAATATCTTACCTTTCGGAACATGATTGTTTAAATCCATTTTAATTTCTGAAAGCTTCAAGGCATACTCACCAAATACATAATGGAAACGGTCTGCAATCATCATTTGCTTATCAAGCTTTACATCGTGCTTTTTTTCAAATGCTATCACGATGTCGAACACGCTCCAATAATCTTTTACAACCATACCCGATGCACATTTATGATTACACCATGCCTGTCAATTACCGTTCCATCTACCTGGCGGAATCCTTTTTGAACAAATCCATCTTTGTCCATCGTTAGGGCTTCGACCCAATCGAACCGGTCAACTTCAACCCAACGCATTAGAATGGCAATTCTCCGTTAGTATCCGCAAGTATATCAACCTCTGCTTTCGGTGCTTCCTTTGGCGCATCCAATGATCCGATGTACACCTTTGTTTCATTTGAATCCTTAGGCTGGCTCAGCTGGATGCTTCCGACCTTACCGAACTTGTCCGCTGTGTCGTTTGTCCAAATAATTACTTGAGCGTACTTCTTACCGTTGTTTCCGGTCTTAACGCTTGAATGTCCTGCTTTCGATGCTGCGAACAGGTCATCGATGCAAATTGATCCTTTGTGGTATCCCATGTTAATTGAATTTTTGAATGAATTGTTTAATCTCTTTTTGTATCGCTTTCATACCGTACTTCTCGATTACGCTCTCACGAACTCCAACCGGTATTTGTTTTAGTTTGTCATCTATTTTTGGCCTTCCCATATCGTATTGTTGTACTGCAAATATATATTTTATTTTATTTATTTAATCCGAATCTCATGTAAAAATTTGTAAACTTCTTGCCTTGTAAACTTGTAAACTTCTTTTTAAGTTTGTTAGAATCACTTTTTGTAAATTTGTACCTATAGTTTTTTCTTATTTTTATTAAAAGAAGTTTACAAAATAATATAATATATTAATAATCAATATATTAGAGTGTAAACTTCTCTGTAAACTTCTTGTAAACTTCTTGTAAACTTCTCATGATTTTGGCAGATGTTTACTAAAATGGCAGGTCATTTGCCTGATTTTTATCAAATCTGTAGGTCTCAACAACTGATTCAGCCTCTAAAATCTCGTTTTCAGTAACGAAATGTTTACGTTCTAATATGAACGGATAACCAACTGTTGTATTATCAGTATCACCAAAAAAGTTAACATATCGAATGCTCTTTTCTGATTTTTCAACTTTCATATCCTTTGTCAAAACCTTACCAATAAAATGCAAATTAACATTGTGATTATTTTTAAAATAAGCTTCCTTTATATCCTTTGGTGAAAAATATATTTGCTTGGCCGTACAATTTAAAAAAACATCTTTAAATATCTCAAGAAGGTCTTTGTGAAGCCAATTTCGAGATTCATTTTTAACCTCCTCAAGTTTATCTGTCCAAATATCATCATAGGTGAAAACCATCCTTGATTTTGTAGTGTCAACTTCAGGTAACGATAAAAGATAATTTAAAAAATAAGGAACTTCCTTTACCATCTTGTTTTCGTAGTCAGTTACCAGGTTTTGTATTTTGTTAATTTTACGCACCCAAAAGCGTATTTCTTCGCTATCAATACGCATAAATTCGTCTTCCTTGTTTGTGGCCATTACTACCTTTCCAAAGAATGGAATTGAATACTGGCTTACGTGTTTTTGATTAACGGTCAATGATTTCTGAGTGCTAATTGTTTTAAGCTTCTCTACTGCGGAGTTTTTTTCGATAACTGTCTCATCAATGGCAATAACGTTTTTTGTTGCGTATAGGTGGTTAAACGAGTTGTTAAGGTCATCTGGCTTTATAAGAACGTAATTGTCGCCAAATAGCAGTTCAAGCAAGTTAAGAAAAGTTGTTTTACCTGTGTGTCGTTCTTGAGACACTAACACCAATATCGGAAGTATCTGTTTTGGCATTGTGTACATCACTTGCATATAGATGTAACCTTTATCAATCTGCTCCTTAAAAATATGATCCATAAGCGAATGGATAAGCGGAAACTCACCAGGCTCTGAAGAAGGCCGGTGTGGAAATGGAGCGTAAAGATTATAGTTGTTGTTATGAAATTCCTGATACTCTAAATTGTCTGGTATAATGGTGAAGTCATTAAACTTTGGAATATCCTTAATAATTTCCTTGCCATGATCATCTATAATCGTTTCTTTCTTCCAGGTCTTTAATTTTTTTAATTCAGTTCCATATCTGGTTTCTTTTTCGATTACCTTATAATAATCACCAGCAACACGAATGTATGGTATGTTCTTTTTTAACACCTTATACTCAATGTAGTATTGAGCATCCCAATGATTTGATTTAAAACAAACTATTGTAAGCAATTGAAACAATGTCAAGTTTTTCTCACCATATGTTACGATTTTTCCATCAAAAACTATCCTTTCATTTGATTTATTATCTAATGCCTCACTTGAGTTAATAATGGTGTAATTTTTGGCATTTGCAAATATTTCAATGAAATCGCCATGCTCATTAAACCAATCAACTGGATTGTAATGCTTTTGAATTGCAGATACCTGCTTTTTGTTAATGTAACTCATAACTCAAGTTTTTCAGATTGGCCCTTTTTTATCATTGTCCTAATGGTTTTTTTGTAGGTATCAGCTTTTTTACATAAATAACTGTGATTGTCAATTAATCGGTCAATTACATCTATAGCTATTGATTCAGAAATGTATCCAGCTGCTACGTATCCACCCATTGCATAAGATGCAGCACGAACTATATAATGGCCTTCATTTACAATTTTATTAAACCTACTTGATATTATTTCAATAACCTTGTTTTCGTCATCATATGAACTGTAAATTCTGATATTCTCTGATTTTGCAGGTTTAGGTTCAATGTACTTGTCCGTGAAGTAATCAAAATCTGATTTCATGCACATCTCATAATCGTATGAATAAAAAAGAGGAAGTACCGGATTCTGGCAGGCCATATCAAAACCGTTGTATATCTTAAACTTTTGTTGGAGTGCCTTAAACCTTAACTTATATTCATCTATTGTTTTGCATTGAGCAACGGCCACAAGACCACGAACGCCTTTACCTGAAGATGACAACCAAGATGCAATTACGAATGGATATTTTATTAATTCAAACTTTAATGAGATGGCATCATCATGGCTTAACTTATCGAAGTCAAAAGGCATAATTTGAGTAAAGTAATTAATATTTTCATACTTGCGCAATGAACAATTCACGGCTGGTGTAAAAAAAGGTAATTTCGCCTTTAATTTATGCTTAAGTTGCTCATCATTTTTATTTGCAGCTTGATGTATTTTTGTTATATGATTCTTTAATTCATTAGGTGGATTCCATATCATTGTTAACAATTCGCCTAATGAAATAAATTCCGCAGGTTCTGTAATGTAAACGCCACCTTTATAGAATGGTATCATTTTTTGATATTTTTTTAATTATGTTACTATAATTTATAGGATGTATTCCGTGATTATTGGCAGTCATATATCTTTTTGGCTCTGATTCAAATAATTCATAATTGCTAAATATAAATGAATAGCTTTTGTCGCTCCAACTCCTAACTTCACCTATATTAAATTCGCCTAAAAATCCATTCATTGAATGATGTGGTGAATCAGGAAAATGCCTATCAGTATGCCAATGTATTCCATCTTTATCTATTCTTGTTTCTTCTACCATAACAAAATATTTAAATGATAGTGGTGGTGCTATTAATATCGGTATATGTCTTGTATGGCCATATACTTGAAATTTCAATCCTGAATATCTCATTGCTTGTTTAATATACTTGCCAATTTCAGCACCTTTTTTGCGGTCAAATCGTTTGCACTCAATTCCAAAAACATATTTTGGATTTTGTTTATGTACCAAAACCAAGTCTATTCTTGCACTATTGCAAGTAGATTTCACTTCACTTAACACATAAAATTGCATTTGAAAAACTAACTTTAATTTTTCAACAAATTCTTTTTCAGTCATATTTGCAGATTTTACAAAACAAAAAACCCCAAAGTAATCGCAGCCTCTCACCTCTGCAACCACAATGGGGTTTATTTCTTAATTCGGTATAACGTGAGAGGCCGAATGCATTGCAAATATACTAAAATTATTTAATGTTTAACTCTATGTTAGATGCTATTTTACGCTTATTTTGAATTTCTTTAAATTGATAATAGGCATCTGATTTCGGTTGTGTTTGTCCTAATCCTTTGCACCAATAATCATTGCGTAAAATAACCTTACAAAGTCTTCGCCATGAAGGCACCCAACATTTGTTTTCGAGGTCTTCAGGTGCTTCATCTGGAATTGATAGATACCCACGGTCTTGCCAACTTTTAATAAACTTCACAAAACGTTCTCTGTAATGCAAACTTGTTTTTTCTGGCATTGTCTGAAGTAATAAATTACAAAAAGATTTCCAAGTATGCCCGTCTGGTTTTACAATTTTATTATATCCAGTAATATTTCCATTTTCTTGAATGTAAAGTGTCCCAGAATTGACTCCATTAACTCTTGATACTACTTTATACCATGTTTCTGGTTCTAATATATGATATAACCATAGACCACGCCTTTGATCATCACCATATGGCTGGCATAATCTTTGCTGCGATATTTTTACACCTGCCCTACTCATTTTATCATAAACTCTATTGTATATTAAATCATTATTTTTCCCGTGATAAATCCAAATATCTTCTGTTTTCCAATCATAAATTGGATATACATTATAAAGATTTGATGCTATCAATGTAGTCCATTTTTTATTATTATAGCATAAACCTTCCTTGTTTGAAACAATTGCCCTATACCTGTGTAAAGATTCATCGGCCCTTATGCCTATTAATGCAGCAGTTAATTCTCCTTTTGAATACCATTTGCCAAATAAGACCATAAACTCTTCAAATTCCATTTTAGGTACATAAAAATCATATTGATCTAAATTGGCAGCCAAATATGGTTTTTCTCTTACCCATAAATCTTTTTTAGTTTCATCCCAACATATCCACCTTGGTTCATAATTTGATACTGCATTTCTTAATAGCAATTCAGCACAAACCCAATGCAATTCAATATTATCTTTGTATGTATTAACTATATTATTAATGTGTTTAATAGTATCATTGTATTGTGCCTCTAAATCAATTATTAAAAATCCTACCTTACGTTTTCTTTTTTGAGCCTCTTGTAAAACCAAATGAGTCATTACTGTTGAATCTTTACCTCCACTAAATGAAACATAAATTTTATTGAAATTATCAAATATATATGATATTCTTTTTTTTGATGCTTCAAGTACATCGATATCTAAATAATGTTTAGTTGCCATATTAATAAATATTTACTTGTCTACCAATTGATAATGCCTCTTCAATAGTCAATTCATCAAATCCATTGCGTTTATTCCAAATATTTAAATATTCAAGTGCTGTGTTATTAGCAATGTTTTGTTGTTCATTAGTCAACAGATTGAATCCAGAACAAAATTTAGATGGCACACCGGTTGCATAACACATTGACGCCTGACCTAACCAAGAAATTCGATTCATAGCTTTATTTGTCAAGTAATGTTCGCATGAATGCTTCCATTCTGTAATTACTTTTTCAAGAGTTTCTCTAAATAAATTATCATTTGATAAAAATTCAGCATATGCAAGTTCGCATTGTTCACCTGTCATACCATCTTTTTTAGATGCATAAAAACCGGCTTTATGACATTCCCATTTATCATATGTATGGAATATTCTATTTGGGTCAGATGTATTAACTGTCCTATAATCAGCACTTAAAATTTCTGTATCATCAATATCTTCATATGAATTAATGTAATCAGAAGATTCCCAGGATTTACTAAATGCTTCATCCTTAAATATTTCTGATAAACCAGTAATTTGACATAATCTTAAAATTTCTTCTTGATCCATTCCAAGTTCTTTGGCAATTCGTTCATTTTTCCAATTTCTTGCTTTTAATTCAAGTACAATTTCACTCATTGCATCAACTTGATGTTTTCCTCTGGCCCTATTATGCCGTATTGTAGATGCTATTCTATCATTTTTGTCGGATTGTTCTTTGCGGATAATAACCGTTGGTAAGTATCCATTTATCCTTTGTTTTACTATTTTGCTTTCCTTACCAACTCTGTTACGGTGAAAACCATCAATAACCTCATATTTGCTTTTAGTTTCTGAAAACCAAGTAACGATTGGTTGAGTATAACCATCATTCATAATTGATATTTCAAGTAATTCCATCTCTGGAGGAGCAACTTTATTTGGATTATAATCATTGGCAACTACTTCATCGTTTTTTTGCCATATTACCAAATCCACTGGCTCATTTTTAAATGGTGAATGTTCATGTATTAATTTTCTTAATTCATTAATAGTTTCAACTTTTAAATTAAAGTCATCAATTGATTTTAAATGTTGTTCAATACTGTTTTTTAAATCTATCATTTTATAATGGTTTTAATTGTTACATAAAAAGATTGTTTAATGATTGTAAATGATTGCAATCATTTTTTTTAAAAACCACCACCAACATCTTTATGCCGGTAGTGGTCAATCACATGAAAATTTAAAATCGCAAAAGTCTATCTTATCAGTTCATCCAGGTTCACATTATGTTCATCAAGTATCTCGTAGATCCTATCGAATACCATAGACACCGCCTCATGACTGTTCATCTCTTTAGCTTCGCAGTTGTAAAGTAATCCTTTACAACTGTTGTGGCATATCTCCCATAGTGCAACTGACATGTCCAATGACTTGCTGCATCGTGTGAATGCCATCGTATCGTCTGAATCGTTTAAATCGAATTTAAGTATTGCTTTGGCCATTGTTAAGTTGTTGTGTTAAGTTATCCCAATAATTCAAAAAATCCTCCATCGACCGCACGATGATGTACACCCCACCGGATCGCTCTATTTGCTGCTGGTATACCTTCTGATATGTTGATTGTCGGTCTTTACCTATTTTCACTTCTACCTTAAGAGAAACGCCTGCGATTGTAGCGGAAATGTCAGCAGAACCACGCTGACCCGATGTCGGTATGTACGTCATTGATCCGATTGTTTTTGTACGCCCAACAACATCCGTTACATTCTTACGCTTGTCAATCACTCGGCCCATTGTGTTAATGCGCTCGGCATGGTAACCGCTCATGTTTACCCAGTCAATAATTAACCTGGTCAAACCGTTCGCCGTCGCATCTGATGGAATCTTGACGCTGCGTACGTGATCCGGTAGGTTCGGGTACTTTCGCCTGGATTCTGCAAGGTATAACGCTTGAACTCGTTGTCGTGTTTCTTTGGTCATAGGTTAATGTTTAAAATATATTCACTCCATTGTTGTGCCATTGCTTTAGCAATGCCTAGAAATGTTTTTGACCTTACTTTGCTTCGTTCATCGCCTTTTAAACTCCTTGCTTCTTTAAACCACAATGGTTGTCTTTTTTTCTTGCCTGTTTTGCTATCTATCCATTCAAAAAACTCGCCTTTGTCAGTATGTGTTACCACGTCATCAAATAAATTTGGTGCTGCATTATGATATAATGGTGGCAAGTTTTTCAACCATAGGCACGTTGTTTTTTGCGCCTTGTCTCCAAAATAATACGGTTGAATGACTTGTGTTGGTTTTTTATAAATTTTACTCATTATACCAATTGGATTCTCAACTGCAATATGCTTAATTGGAGCATTTACAATCTTCATAAAAAAATCTATGCCTTCTTGTTGCCTTCCATCTTTTCTTTTTTGCTCAAACCAAGCAGCACCACTTACAGCCAAATGAGTACAAGGTGGGAAGGCTATCATTGCAATATACTTACCGCTATAAGCTTCTTGAATTGCATCGCCTTCAATATGCCAATCTGGACAACCTCCAGAACACGGTTGTATATCACAACTATATGCCTCTAATCCTAATGATCTAAATTCTTTTGTTACAGCTTGGCTTTCTTCACAAGCAACAAGTATTCTTAGAGTCATACAGTCAAGAATTTTTTACCTAACTCATATCCGTAAGTATGCATCAACACCGGCTCCTTGCCACCTGTGTAAAACTTGCGCACCAATGTTTGGCCTCCTAACTCGTACGTGTCATATTTAATCGTTTTACGCTCATGGCTCTGTGCAAGTACTGCGTGGATTGTTCCGGTTTCCGTTAGTGTTTTCTTTACAATCTTCATCCTGCGGATGGCGTACTTGTTGTACGTGAACGAGTTGCCATTGCGCTGCAATACCTTTGACATGGTGAACTTGTTGACCTTAACATAGTCGGCAAGTTCCTTAACGGTATCTAATCGTTTACCTTCGACGACGAAGTAATTATCCGCTATAATTACATCCCATTCGATTACATCGCCTTCAACGGCCATCTTTGTACGCTGCGACTTAACGGCTCGATTGTACACCAGTTTATAATGCACCTTATATCTGAATGCTATGGCTCTCCATGTTGTTTGTTCGCCATTGAGGCGAACATTTACTAATTTACGTGTTTGGCTCATAATGAGTAATATTTAATGGTTAAAAGAACCAGGCCATAGGTTCTCGGTACAACAAACCGTGCCTGGTGGTCTGTGGATGCTATCACACAGAGATGATACCGAAATAATCAGGGCAGGATTTAAACATGCAAGCCACGCACTTCTGCGCTGAACCTTTTTTGTTTAACGTGAGGATCGGACATACCTCATTACAGTTTTTTGCGTCTACCAATTCCGCCACCTGACTATTTTTATTTTAAAAATGCTCGTCTTTCCGAGCTGTCAAGTCAGGGCAGGACTCTATACCTGCACCACTTTCAGACGAGCTGGCTTGCCTTTGGCTTCCCACATTCATGACCGTGTTGCTCTGTGGAGTACTGTAACCTGTGTCTAATTTTACCATTTGACTATATAAAATAAAAATATTTTAAAATAATTCTAATTGAATATCAGGTTTAAAACTTGCATCGTAATTTTTGTTTTTAGTTTTTGGATATGGTTGTGATTTGTAAATCATGTCTTCAATAAGTTGTTTTTTATTATTTGCATTAATAAAAATATAACGGTGTTTTGGTTTTTGTTTTATAATTTCACCACCAACAGCTAATATATTGTCTTTCCAATGCAAATCTTCATTGTATAATTTACCTAACATTTTACGAGTAAATTCAATATTCATATTTCTGCCGTGATATTTTTTACCAAACAATATGAAATCCATGCTTTTGTTTTTTGGTTCAGCCAATCCACAGTAGATAAAATTTGTTGCTTGATAAATATATCCACAATGATTATTATTTATATCCGCATAACTTACAATTACATTTGGTTTTGGTAATAATTTCAAACAACCACTAACAAAAAATGAAGTTAAATTTTTTTCATGATTATCGTTTAAAACTAATCTACTTAATTCCATTACGTTAATATTATGTTTATTATTAAATAATTTACCTCCGTTGTTCCAAAATCTTGAAGGAGAAGGAGAAAATACACATACACCTATAATAATATTATTATCATCATATAAGCCAAAAACATACATCATAATTGGAGTTCTGCGAGCATAATGTTTTTTTATTAACCATTGTTTCGCAGTAAAATTATTTATTGATTTTATTTTATATTTTAATTTAATACTCATTATTTATAACTCATTCATTAACTGTTCATAATATTGATTTGCCTTAACTACTTGGTTGATTATCTGCTCAACCTTGTCGTCATCGTGTTCGATCTCAAATACTCGGATACGCTTATCTTTTGGCATACGGTCTGCAACACGTGCGTTCTTCATTATGCGCTCTTCCATCTCATGCGGATAGTCTGACCAATATGTCAACGGCTTAATCTTGCGGTCAATCATCCAGTCTGGATCATTCATCATGCAATAAATTAGTCTGGCGTGCTTGCGACCTGTGAGCCACATATATCCTCTCAATTGCCATTCGTATGCTGGTGTGAGTGCGCTTGTAACAAATGTACGCAAGTTTTGTGACACCTTGATATCTTCAATTGTATCAGGCAGTATGATGTCCGGTGATCCGATTATGAACCCATTTTTGTATCCAAACGCATCAACCAACGGATTGTCTGTATACTCACGGCCGTACTTGTGTTCTCGTGCGCCTGAAGTGATCCGCACTTGTCCATCGTTCATTACCTCGGTAACCAGGGCAGCTGCTTCGTGTTCCAACATTATCCCTTTCATCATGGCATCTGTCTGTACAGTTTCTATATAGTCGTATTTCCACGCCATAACGGCTTCAAGTACATAAGATTTGGCGGTCTCGCTTAAACCATCACCGCTTCGGGCCTTGGTCATAAGATTGCCTAACTGGCTACATCTGGCTCTGAATTGCATCCTCTTTTGTTTTGTATTGTTGAATTAATTCCTCCGTATCGCAGTAATCACGTACGGACTCAAGTTCCTTGATTGTTCGGGCCGAATTAATGGCACTTACAATACTATCGGTTGGTTTGGCGTATGTCTGCTTATATTCGACGTTATCTTTGCGATTAAGATTTCGACCAAACAAATCGCCTAAATGATCTGCGGCATCTTTGATTGCCATACTTATAGCTATAGGTAAAGCTTTTTCTACCGCACCACTATTTATATTGCTAAAATCTTGTTTTAAGGGCCCTGTCCCTGCTTGCGTTTGTAACTCTTTAGCGGCACCACCATCATGAAACATCCATTCTCCTGTTATTGGATCAACATAATGTAAACGAATTGATACTGAAACTGTATTAAACAATGGTTTATAATCAATAATTTCAATTTTCCAATTTTGAAATATCTTATCTAAAAGGTATTCAACTTTACCAATCGGTAGGTACTCCGAGTTGTTGGCGTACTTGTTACGCTGCACCCACGCCTTAGGCGGTGGTTGGTTAAGTAATGTCTTCAGCTGATCATTCTTGTGGAGTTTCTCTGGATCAGCGAGGTCTTGAATTGTTGGTATTACTTTCATATGCTTGTTATAATTAATATTAATAATGTAATGGCCCAAGATAGCAGCGTTAACGCTACCATATCTTGGCAGTCTTTGCAATCGCATCTCTGTTTCATATGCGAATTTTTTTATACTTATTAAGAAATGCTTCTTCTGTCATGCGGAAGGTCATAACCTTGTCAATGTCTTCAACTCGATTAAATACATATTCAAGTTCGTTACCTATGCTGCGTATTTGCTCTTTCATTTCGTCTGACAATTCTGGATTGTCTTGCAAGTATTCAATTTCATTTTGAATGAAGCACAAAGTATAGTGCTTATTTGCAAAGTATGATTTCATGCTATTAATTATTACAGATTGTTAAAAATATTTCACGGTCTCGGCATTTGAAATCCTCATAAAATATTATAAGAAATTCAAATGTAGGATCATCGAGATTTTTTGAAATCCACATATCTGCGTTACTGTCCTCACCTGTGAGGTACGTGTAACTATCTTCTTTTGTAGTAATCATTCTTGAAGTCTTTAATGTCTCTCCATGTCTGAATCAATACAATAGGCGTTAATCCAAACACGAATAAAAATAAGATAATGTAAAAAAGAATTGTCATTGCGGTCTGCATGGTTTGTGATTTTGATTGTTAAAAATAATATTTAAAAGCAGCATTTAAGCTGGCAAAAGAGCGTGAAAATCCAGTTGGTGGAGTAATTACCCACACACCGGTAAAGTCTTGAACTACTTTGTAATTGATTTTTGCGAACTTGTTTTTAATTGCTTGGCGTGTCATGTGATTTGATTTTGATTGTTAAGTAAAGATAAAATATTTTTTTTATTTATGCAATAGCTAAAAAAGAATTTACACTATTTTGTGAATATTTTTTTGAGAAAAACTCACTTCTATACTCATTACCATATGTGTTCAACCACTTATAGTAATCTCCTAATTTTTTACCAGCAGATTTAACTGCTGCAAGAACGTCAGAAGATGCAGATTTGTTAGCGGCAATTTTGGAAAATGTAGCGTCTTTTTTTGCAATAGCTTCTTTTTTGCTCTGAATAATTGATGATTCTAATTGAGCAACATAGTCATTATTTTTTATTAATTCGTAAGCAATTACCCACAATTGTTTTTCTGAAAATATACAAGTTGTATTACTTGTAATAACCTTGTCGGCAAATGTACCAACTGGAATAAATGGCATGATAAGATCGATATTATTTTGGCACTTTGTAAGCTCAGAATAATCATATTCGCCATAACCATTTTTCTTAAGAGTGATTGATTGAAGTCTGTCGAAAATTTGCTTTACCGTTGTCATGTGATTTTGTTTTTGTTGTTATTGATAGTACAAATATACACGCCTTAATTGAATAAAAAAAATTTTTTACTAATTATTTTTAAAATATTTTAAATTATTTTCAACCGGGCATAAATAAAAAAGGCCGAACTACTTTTAGCCCGGCCTCCAAACAATCAAAAACCAATTATGCATGAAACTTTTACACTTCCTTATTTTCTTTAAGTATGGCCGTTGTACGTGATCCTGTGAGCAATCCAAGTACGATGCTGGTGTACTTTACCACCTCGGCAAGTTCTGCGCCCACAATGTCACCCAGGCCGTTATCGCAAAGATATATAATTGTTCCCAATCCAAGCACCACCGCAGCGTATATTTTTGGATTCGATGCCTTGAATGTGTCGATAATTTTGGCTAAATACAATTCGATAAAATTCATATTATTATTTTTTTAAGGTTGTTAATTCGTTTTTAAGATCAAATAGTTCATCCATTAGCTCCTTGTATTTCTTTTCACATTCCTCGTTCGATGCCTTTATGTGGTTGTATAATTCCAGGTACTTCGACGAAAGTATTTCGAACTGTGATTTGTCCGATTGCAATTTAGTTTTAAATAGCGATAAAATCCACGGTAAGAATGCGCCACCAATGAATCCGAGTACTGCCGTTGTTTTTTCATCCATTTTTAATTACAAGTTTAAAGCGATCAGGAAATGTGGTGAACATTTTTCTTAAAGTGATCTTACTATCATATAGGTCTATCAGGTTATCGCTATTGATATGAGCTAACCCGGCCCCTACAATGATGCAACCTAATGAATCGGAATAATAATTACCTGAATGGATAAGGATCATATCACGCCCCGGTACATTCAGCACATGGAAGTGATTACCATATTTGTTGCTCTTGCGTTTAATTACCGTGTAAGTACCGGCAGGTATGCAGGATGTACGCCTTGCGTTATTCTTCCATGCAAGCTCTATTGTTTTAGCAACCACCTCACCGCCTCGAATGATCTCGCCTGTAATCTGCTGCTTACCTTCGTCTAATCGTTGGAGGGTAATTTCTTCCATATTTCGATTATTTCGTTTATCATCTCATACGCCAACTGCGCAAGCTTGAAGTAGGCAATCAGATTAAACCACTTAAGTTTAACAATCTTACCATCTTTAATTAATACCACGGATGCAGCTGCAAGAAACTTCCAAACTGATGCGATGGTGCGGTCTACCTTGTTAACTTCAAACTGGCCGCTTGCAAATGCCTCCTTAATGTCATCAACTACCGAGTTGTACTCCTTTTCTGTCTCTACCATGTTAATATATTTTTTTGTCTATAATCTGCTTATTATTCACGGTAAATGATCCGTCTTCTTTCACCTCCACATGTGCGAAACCATGATTCCATTTCGTGTACGCAAATGGGCGGTACTCCGGTGTGAGTTGACAAAGGCATCCTGTTGACCAGCATCCTATCAATGTACCATCCAGCGTTGACTCGAAGTGTGAACTTGTCTGATGGTTATGGCCTGCAAGTACGTTTGCCTTATACTTTAGAAACGCACCACGTGCCGGGTTAACTGGCGAAAATATAGACTCACCACCTTCATGGCCATGTATTACCGTAAGGTTGCCAAGTTTTATTTTCTGCCTTCCTTCAATCATTACAACGCCGGATTCTTGCATCTTCAGAAACTTGTCGATTGCAAGGTCTGGAATCTGTTCAAGTACCGGTGCCTGCTGGCGTATGTAATTGGCATATCGCTCCTCATGGTTACCTAACTTGTGATATATCGGAAGGCCCGTTGTATCTTGCAAGTATCTAATGAACTCAAAGTACATATCTCGCTCTGTCAGTAGCGTTGCCATCGTAGACGACTTCGTGAACCGCGATAACTGATAAAAGTCAATTACATCGCCATTAAGTAGTATGGCGTCGCATTTGTTTTCGATTCCATAATTAACCGCCATTACTACGGCATCGAGGTCATGATACGGCAGGTGTATGTCGGATAATATCAGAACATTGCTATGTTGCAAAATAAAATCCTCCGTTCGCAGCGTTACCGGATTAATGGCGTATTGTTTACCAACTACTGCCGGGTCTTGTGGCTCACGGAAGAATTCGCTCCGTTTACTATTAATTTTTCTTTTCGGTCCACCGATTGCGCCACGAATATCCCTAATAATTGTACGCCACGATTCCACGTTATACCCAGGATGCTTTTCATTCAATATCCTGGCAAGCGTACGTGTTAGGATCGTGTTATCTTGCAGTAGGTGCTGCCTTACTATCTCGGCTCGGCTATTTGGCTTTGTGTTGCTCAATTATCTTCTTGTTTTTTCTTGATCATTTCGGCAATAATATTAAGTTCATTAGCCGACCGCTCAAGTGTTACTTGCGCCTCGTGTCGTGTGCGCCACAATTGTAATTCTACCTTTTCGAGTTCATCAATGGTGTACTCATTTAATGGTTTGTTCTGGTTCATTTTGTTCTATTATTGGTGAAACTATTGTTAATATATTATCTTCTGTCTGTAGGTGCGCTATGGTCAATGTGTGCAGCGTATCCATAGGATTTACACCGAGTTCCTCGAAGGTGTAATTTGATAGCCGTATTGCTCCGATTTGATCCTTCATTGATTGTTCTTTGTAGATTATCGCCTCTGACTCGGCAGTTCCTGCGCCTGTAAAATATAACTTCAGAAAAAGGTACACATCTGTGTACGTTGCGTGGTTGTGTGTGATTTTAGTTGCGTGTATCATTGCTATGTTTATTTAATGCTATCTTAATCGTTAATGAACCACACACCCCACCTGCTACCGTTGCCATTGCATCCATTACATCGAAGCCTTGGTATATGTGTTCATCTCTTAACTCTTTGCCTAATCCTGCAAGCGTTGCTGCTCCTATTCCTAATTCTATGTGGTTATTAATCTTGAAATCGTATGTAATCGCTGACGTTGCTGACCCTATAATGTACCCCGCCCCGAAGTGCAGCATTTTGTCAACAGGTTGCGACATGGCAAAGAATGGTAGTATGGATAGGAGTAGTGTTTTCATGGCGTTATGCTGCAATTATACCCTTTGTTTTAAGGTCTTCAATTAGAGTTCCGAGTATGTCCGCAAGTTCTTCAACTGTTGTGGCGTTGGCATCGCACGTTCTGTCTGTTGTAAGGTTTGTAAATGTCGTATATCCTGTCTGTGCTACACCTACCGTTCCGCCTCTGAATGCATATGCACCATCATCACGTATTGTAAAATTAGCTGTAGGCGTACTATTCTGCACAAGCAATGCCGTTGTTGCTGATGTCGTGCCGGAGCCTGTAATTAAAACATTTTTACCAAATACAAAACCTCCTGTTTGATTAGAAGATTCAAAAGTGGTAGAAGTTGCAGTCGTTAATATTCTTAATCTTCTTATGTTTAGATTTTGCATTTCAAACACCCCAGTAAAACTTCCTTGTGCATTAATCGTTAAAGGTGTTGAACTAACATTGGTTGTAATAGATGCGCCATAAGCACCTATTACGGATAAATTATGAAAAGATACATTAGTCGTTCCTATCCCTACATTCCCCCTGAAATAACTATTCGCAGTGCCTGCTGAATATATAGACCATCCTGTGTTGTTACTTGTTTCTATCGACCTCCAATCCGCTGCACTTGTAAGCGTAGGGTTAACAAATAATCCTCTTGTTATTCCGTTTGCTCCACCTGTTTGGTTGATTGTTGGCGTGACAACAAATGTATTCATAACACCTGTCCCAGATGTTGGATTAAAGTTAACTTGTGTTATAAATATTTCTCCAATATTAGAAGTCCAATTTATATCTGTTGATGCTGTAAACCAAAATGCTGGATTTGGTCTATTGTTAGTACCTCCGTTATAAACAAATGCTAATGCTCTTTGTGATACCCCAAATAATGTTGTGCCTGTAGCTCCTGCAATAAATGGTGCTTGATTTGCTGAACTTCCTATTAATAATGCACCATCATCTTTTACCTCAAACAATCTACTCGGCGTACTATTCTGCACAAGCAATGCTGTTGTTGCGGAGGTCGTGCCTGAGCCTCGGAGTAATGTACTTCCGTATACTTGTAGGCGTTGCCCGTTGTCGGTGAATGTGCCTCCGTTTTGAATTAATAAATTCCCATTGCCGTACAAATACATTCTATTATCATAAGAGCCTGCATATGTTTGCCATCTATGATAGTTATAAGACCTGTATGTTAAATAATCTCCGCCATCATATTTTATGTAAAAATTTGTATCGGTTGTTGCTCTAAAATAAACAGTAGCACCTCTTACAACTGTTGCTTCAATTTCTCCATTTACTGAAACTAATTTAGTCGGCGCATTAGTCCCTACTCCCAACCTATTATTCGCAGCATCCCAAAACAAATTGTTACTACCTGCCTGCGTATTCGTTCCTGTCCAATACGACACCTGTCCGCTCGCTCCTGTGCCTGTGACTGGGTTTGTAAGTGTGTCTTGCTTCGCATTCAGCGCATTCTGTAAGTCCGTCTGATCCGATAGCGTACCTGTAATTGTTCCCCATGTACCACCGCCACCAGAAGCAATTTCTACATAAACCGAACCACTCCATCGATACACTTTATTGTTATCAAGCGTAATGTATATCTTTCCTGTCTCTCCTGTCGCTGGTAGCGATGCGTAATCCGCCACCTCAATAACATCATCAACATAAGATGGCAGTTCTGAAGATGGCACTTTGCCTGACCCATCAAGAGATGCATAGCCACCTGCTACACCTTTGAATGTATCAAGATATGTTTTAACCGCAGCTTTTAGATTCGACCATGTCAGACGCTTCCATAGGTTATTATCAGCACTATCACGAAGCAGCACCGCATCTGCATCAACGATGGATGTTTTGGCACTATTAGAAACGTTGTGCAGTTCTTCAAGTTCGTAACCGTTATCTACCTTAACGTAAATCGAACCTGCTCCACCGCTACCACCATTTACAACAAAGCCAAGTATAACCAAGTGCGCAGGATCGGCTGGTGCAACATTCGTGTAACTACCGGCAGTCTGTGAAAGATAAACCGTGTCACCATCCGCAAGTCCGTTGGTGTTGATATTCGTTAGTATCCCGGCAACAATTACGAATCCTTCCGCTCCATCCGCTATTGCTTCGGCAGTTATACCGATAGTATCCTTTGATAGTAGTTCCGTGTCTGCATCTGCTAAATCAATCGTTAACCGCTGACCTTGCGCACCTGTTACGTATACCACCTTGCCTTTAGCTATCGGATTACCTGTATCGTTGTACGCTCGTATGTGCTGCGTTTCTCCAATCTTGCTGATAACATTACCGCCCTTTAATCGTAATGCAAGCGTGCCGGAAGTGTCATCCCAGTACAATGATCCATCTGTTGTTGGTGTATTCGTTGGTGTGTTGTCAAATTCGATGTTTCCGGTCTGAAGTCCGAACTCACCAAGGTCTACATCTTGCGTCGCTCCGGTGTATGGCACTCCTAATGGCGATGGCTCACCTTGCGGCCCACGTGCGCCCGATATTACAACGTGAAGATCGCTATCCGCCGTTGTTGTGATCAGATTACCCTCAATGTTTATTTTCATTCCTCTACAATTGTAATCTGTTCAACAATGTTAACCGTACCACGCAGTAGCGTCTCATGGATGCCGGTAGCCAAAAACTCAACATCGAACATATAAATGCCTTTGGCATCATCTGGCAGTTGTACATCCTCACACGATAGTATATTGTCATCATCACCAATGACTGCGAACTCGCCACCAGTCAATGAACCGGAGGCAATTACATCCGTGCCTGGTTTCTTGCGTATCTGCATCTGTATCTCATCGTAGATAGATAGATCGTATGGCGTGTCGTCATCGTTTGTGAAGGTTGCAGTCCAGGCCCACTTGTCACCCTGTACCGCTCGGAGGCATATGCTCATGATATAGTTTTATGCAAATTTAATAAATAATTTCCACTAATAAAACAATATTATTAATCTCAATCGATGAAGGCGTTCCGCTATCAATCGCATAAAATAATTCTATGTAATCGTTAGTTGCCATCGTTGTGTGCATTGTCTTTGAAAAAGAAACTGGAACGTTATAATTAGCACCATTACCTGTAAGTGTTTCCGCTCTATATCCTAATGTACTACCATTTTTATAAGCAATGAATTTTATTTCCGCCTCGTCACCTGTGGCGTATGATCCAGAAAAATGAATTCTTACTTGCCTCGTAGTTGTGCCTGTGTAAACTATTCTATCGTTACTTGTGTCAAGTGTAAATGTACCTCCTGATGTGCCGCTAAAATCAACCTTTGTGGTCGTAGTAAATGAATTATTGACTAATTGTGAATTTCTATTTAACTCACCTATCCCTTCAACTGAAGAAAACTCTATATAATTAGTTGAATATGTTGCCGCAAGTCCTGTACCTACTGCAAAAGTTACCGAACCACCACCAGACCCACTAACGGCTGACAAATTCAATACATTGGAGGATGTACTCAACGTTTGCGCCTCATTCGTTGACGATCCATCCGCTGGCGTTGCCCATATCCATGCGCTTGATCCTTGCGATGTAAGCACCTGCCCCGATGTACCTGCGCTATTCGAACTGTTATATATCGCACCTCGAAGCCTACTATCCCCAATGACATCGAAGTCCCGTGATGGCTGCCCACCGATACCGACATCCTTACCTGAACCGAATGAACCAGTACTACCCCATGACTGGATATTCGTTGTAAAATCCCCCCATGTCTGCGGTGAGGTAAGCGTTGACGCAATCGTTAATTCATTTGATGACCGTGTAAGTGATATACCTGTGCCGGCTGCGATGGTTACATCTGTACCTGTATCTGAATTTAGCGTGTATGGAGATGCAGAACCTGTGAATGTAAGATTCGTTGTTCCTGCTGATGCAGGTGATGCCTCCCATTGATTTGATGCCGTATATGTCAGCACCTCACCTATGGATGGCGACAACACCGATTGAATGTTAGTGTTTTGCAATTTGTCTGCATTCCATATTGCGCTACCATTACGTGCCACAAGATTAGACCCCGATAATGTCAGCGTATTACTATCGTAATTTAATCCTATCGTTCCGCTGCCTGTAATTGTACCGCCAGATATTGGTGAACTTGTCGCTATCGATGTAACCGTACCAACCGACACGTTGCCCGTACCCACCAATGAATTACTATTGACTGTCTTGATGTTCGTTCCTGAAACAAGTACATCCTGTTTTGTTGTCAAATCGTATGCCGTTGCCACCTCTGAACTGTCGACAGTTACTGTGAAGGTGTTGGCTGGTGATTCCACCACATCAACGCCCCATCCTGCTGCTACAATTGTGCTATCTATACCACCAGGCCCCGGAGGAGTAAATGATACTAATTTACCGTTAGTATCGAAACCGGCATATGTGGCCATCGTTCCTGTCCGTGTGTCGACTGTAAGATCACCGCCAACGTGCAGCGTAGTACTTAATGATGCAGGCGATTTATTTATACCCACACGATTTGCCGAGAAATCCCCACCTATTAGCGGATCGGTTGTTGCTGAATTATCAATGTACAATCTATTGTCGAATGTTGCCGTAAAATTAGCCGCCTGCTTACCAAGAAAAATATTACCGCTTCCTGTTACATTACGCCCTGATTGATAACCTATTGCCGTGTTGTCTGACGAGGCCCCTGTATTGCCGGCATATTGGCCAAAATATGCATTATTGTTTCCTGTTGTGTTGTTGTATCCTGAAAAATAACCTATCGCTGCGTTGTTCTGTCCGCTACTTGTTTGGTTTAACGCATAGAAACCCACGGCCGTGTTGTTGCCACCAGTTACGGAATTCATTGATTGGTTACCGATGGATACGTTATTTTCTCCACTTACATTGGAATATAACGATTGATTGCCTATACCTATATTGTTATTACCCGACACATTTGATTGCTGCGATTGATAACCCATTGCAAAATTATTGCTCCCGGTAGTAAGTGCCGGAAGTGTAGACACCCCTGCACCATAGTTCTGATTTCCCGATGTTACTGCGGTCATTGTGTTCTCACCGATGGCAATGTTTGAATTTCCGCTAACCGTTGTGTTACCTCCGGTTATGAATATATTGTCATTACCTTGCTCTACCTTAATCCTCCCGGCAACATCAAGCATCGCTGCCGGTGTTGTTGTATGAATGCCAAGCCTGTTGTTCACGTTGTCCCAATACATGGCACTATCGAAGGTGATGGTATCGTTTGTTTTCCAATAGACTAAACGATTTGCAAGGCCTGAACCTTGAACGCCACCGCCAACGGTGTAGTTAATCGAATCCAATAACGCTGCCAGACTTATCCACTTACCTGCATATCCTGATTGCCCAGGTATTGAATCATGCGCTGCCGGTACATTCCATTTCACAAGTGATCGCTCTATCTGCCTCCATTTGGTTTGCGCGGATAGTGTTGTTGTGAATAATAGTAATATTGCTATGTATCTCATGCCGTTTCTTGCGGTTTAGAAATTCCAATAAAATGAAGTATAACATACGATCCTTCGAGATCGTAGCCAAAATATAACCTATTCTCTGATGCCTTATAAGTAAATTCTTGAATGTTTAAATCACCCGGATCGGGTGGAGAACTTACATCTGCGTGCGCCTTGTACGTGTAACGTACGCCATTAACGTATACGTTCCAATATCGCTTAATTTCATCCGTAGGGCCGTTAAAATACTGATCCAAATCCGCCTCAATGTACGTTCCATTTACATCATCGTATTCGTTATAAAACTGCCCAAAGTAACGGTCTATATTACCAGTCATTGCGCTGACCGTTCCGAAGTCCGATGTGTTCAGATTACTGCTATTTACAGGTACCTCGTAGGTTGTTATAATTGTGCCTGTATTGTCGGATTGCCTCACAAGTTCAAGCGAATAGATGTTACTATGTACATTGTAATTAAATCCTATCAATTTGTAATTTACAAGTTTATACTGCACATCCGTAACTGGTGTAATGAAAGAATCACGGTCATCATTGTCCTGAATATCCAATTCAATACGATTACCCAACCAATATAATTGATCTTCTGCAATTAATTCCTCCAATGGAGTCCATGATCCACCAAATATGCGGAACTCTTTAGTGTATGTAATTCCTGATGTAGGCGACTGAAAATAAAACTCAACCAGTTCGTTACCCTTGTGATGATTGCCGTACATCTTGATTGTTTTTTCTTTAACAAATTTCGATGTCGGTATCTCACTTATAACCCTGATTGTATCGTAGTTCTGAATCTGTTCCGCAATGGTATAACTAACGTTAACGACCATCGAAGTCATGTTGGTACCTGATAGTCCGCTAATTGATACGCTTGCATCCATGAACCGGTAGTAATCTTCTTCCGGTATAATTAACTCATTCGTGTACTTACCTATGTTTGTCGGAACGTACATTGGAAAGTTAGTATGTATAACCGTTTGCGTTGATGTTTCTATATTTTCCTCCCTGATATTATGGGTAATGGTAAATACCCCCGGTACTGTCGGATCGTTGTTTGCTTTTGTTATGTTGACCACATCTACAATTATGGCAAGCCTGTACGCCTTGTCTTTTTTAACAATTCCCGGAAGTCTCGTATAAGCTACCGATGTGATGGCTGGATAAACTAACTTTAATAGTTTTGTGTCTCCTACTTTGCGATTGCTGAATTTAGGATCGGATTCAATAGTTACTTTTTTGTATCCGCTCGTGAAAAAGTACCTACCTCCTGCAAGCGCAGAATTTGCAATATTAATACTATTAAATATCGGATTTGTTGACAAATCACGGCTGCTAATGAATGACCCATCCGTAACATCATAATTAGCTGCAAACTTGGTAATGGAAGGAGCGAATAGTGTTTCGTTTCCGATGCAATAAAAACGGTCACTGTATAAAAACAATTGTAGGTTTAATCTGGTGAGTAATTCAACCAGCACCTCGTAACAATTGAATGGCTTGCGCTCTTCGTTTTCTGTCCGATAAAAATAGTCATTTGTCCAGGTGCGATCCAGTAACCTACCACTTGCATATGCTGCGCTATTAGGTTCAATTTCTGAATAGCATAGCAGCGTTGGTGTTGTATCCATCACAGTCACAATATCCAACTTATTTAGGCAATGACATATTGCATCGCTTACCTTGAAGTAAGCATCCGTTATATCGAAGTCCTTACCTTTAAGATCGGTTAATCCATCGATTGCTTTGAAGTAAAAAGTTGGCTTTACACGGTCATCAAGTTCCATTCCATCCTGTACGATCTTGGCCGTGTATACAACGTTTTGTGTATCTTTTTGTATTTCTACACGAACAAAGAAACGACCTTCCTCTGAGCCAAATATGTCATTAAATATAAAATCGGTGTTCTCATCAAGGATTATATTTCCATCAATGGCAATTGTGCGGATAGGATCGAATGGATCATTTTTGTTTCCGTTAAATTGTACGGTAACAAATGGCTCTTCAATCTCAAATGGAATTTCGCTATTGTCCCCATCTACATCAATGATAGATGTAGTAACAATGTCACCGTATTGGCTAATGCTTGTATTTTTAAGACGTACATTTGCCATTATCGGATACGTGTTTTAAAGTCCATTGCGTAATCACTAACAAGCAATATATCTGTTCCTTGTATTCTGCCTGATACATTTACCATTCCACCACGTGAGAATCCACCGCCAACAACATCCGCAGGTACAACGGCCTCACCCTTGTGAAGCATCGCAAGACCGTCTTGTCTAACGTAATCCGTTCCGATGGCCAACGATGGTAAAGGTGTAGCTGCAATGGCTGCAATCTGTGCAGCGACAAGTGCTGATACAATAACACCATATGCCGGATTTTTACCAAATGCCGTTATAATAGCTTTTGCGCCTTCAATTGATGCGCCAAATAATGCTGCTGCCTTATCTGCTATCGCCTGCTTTCTTGCAATTGCTCTTTTCTTTTTAGCTACATCCTCGTCAAGTGCTTTAATTTTGTTTGCCTTTGCCTCCTCGCTTATTGTTGATGCCTCAATATTAGCACGTTCCTTTTCGTAGAATGCATCAAGTTCTGCGCTTCGATTTGCAAATATTTGAGATAATACATTACCCAATTGATTAACTACTGGTGTAACATATTCTTCAATTTGACCTACTGCTTTTTTAGCACTTTCTAAAAATTTAGCACCAAACCCAATCTTATCAATCTCACCCTGAACTGCATCAAACTTTATATTTCCAGGCCCTAAACCTTCAGCCTTTAATTTATTTAATGCATCATTTAAAAAAGATACTTTTGCAACATCCGCCTGGAACCCGGTAAGTAATCCACCTTGTTGCTGCAATTGTATTGATTCAATTTCTGATTCAAAATCGTTGAACCATTCTTGATACGCAGAAGTTTGAAACTTTACCTTGCCCTGCAACGCTTGACCAAGTTCTTTCTGTGTGTTTTTTCTTATGTCTGCAAGTGTGCCGTCTATACTATCCTTTAATGGTTTAAATGGATCAACTGCGCCAGTTGGTAAGATATCCAATGGCCCACCTGCGCCAATAGAACGAATTTGTTTTTGTAATTCAAGAACTGATTTACTTGCAGGATCAAAACCGCTTGTTATAAGTAATTCTAATTTTTTGCGAAGTACATCGGTAGTCCTTGATGCTTGTTCTTGAGAATCAATTAATCCGGCATTGTATAATCTTGTAATTTTTACAAGTTCTTCATCGAGTTTTTTTAAATCTTCGGTTAATCCTTCAAAATTTGTACCATCATCGTCATCATCATTTAAATCATCTTCTGCTGCTGCAAATTTAGTATACAACTCAATTTGCTTTTCAATTTCTTTTTCTCTTTTCTTATAAGTGTCAAGTAAAGCATTACTTAAATTAAGAGTTATTTGTTCTTTTTCTGCTACCTGTGCCGCTGAAGCACCAATTGCAGCTAATTGATTTGCTTGAGCCTTTGCATTTACTTTTGTTTCTTCGGTTTTTAGCGTCTTTTCTTGTATGTCTAAAAGTTCAGCAGCTAATTCATTTATTTTTTTACGAGCAGCTAATGCCTTTGCATTTGCTATAATATTTTTTGAATATTCAGCATATGCAACATTTAGTTTATCTATTGATATTTTTTCGGTATCAAGATCAGCAAAATATCCAGGTGCTAACTTTTTAATTTCCTCAAGTGCCTTTTTCTTGGTGTTTTTTTCAGCCGTTTCGCTTTTTATGACACCTATTAGACTTTGAATCTTATCCCTCTCTTTCTGTGTGTTCTCAATTGCAATTTCATCTAATGATTTGGCCTTTTGCTTTTCTTTATTAGATGTTTGAAGATTCTGATATAATTGATACGCTGCAAAAGCTATTGCACCAATAGCAATTAAATATGGGCCAGCAGCTGCAAGCGCAGTTTTAAATGATGCAGCAGCATATTGCCCGGCAGTAAGTGCTGCTTGACCTGCTTTTTCGGCTGCTATTCTTTGTACTGTAAATCCAGCAGTTAACCTAACAATCGGTATAATGGCAGCAGTATATGCATTAATTAACAATCCTACACCGTAAAGTATTGGCCCTAATGCAGCGGCAACGGCTGCCAATGTAACAATTAAACTTTTTGACCCTTCACTTAAATTACTAAATCTTTCAACTAATCTGTTAAGTCTATTAATTAAAGGCGTTAATAATGGCAATAATTTTTTACCAAATTGCGCACTTAATTGTTTAACTGACTCCTGAAATATACGCATCTGATTAGCTGCACCGTCTGATGTACGTGCAAAATCACCTTGTGCGTTTTTTGTTGAGTTTAAAACATATGCAAATCGGAGGTTAGTCTTTTCCGATTGTGACATTGTTTTTATATTTTTTGTAATGCCTTGAGTCAATGCAAATGCAGCCAAGTTGGTTTCTGTCATTACAATTCCCAGCTGCTTTAATGATTCAGTTTCTCCTGTAAACACTCCAGCAAGTGCCGTTTGTGCTTGCTTAACATCTATATTTTTAAAAGAAGCAAGATCACCGGCAAGCATTACCAATTGCTGCGCCATATCAGCAGCAGCACCTTGTGTTATGCCCATAGATGTGGCCATGTCGCCAAAGTATGCCGCCATATCTAAAGCTGAACCTTCGGCAATACCTGATGCCTCTAATGTTTTCTTTGCAAATGCCTCAATTTCTAAAGCACTATCGCCAAAGGCTACCCTAACTTTATTTAGTGATTCATCAAAATCTGATGCCATTTTAAATGCAGCAGCACCAGCTAAAGCCAATGGAGCAGTAACGCCTAAACTTAATGACTGACCAAGGTTTTTAAACTTCGCAGCACTCGCCTGAAGTGAACGCTCAGCCTTGCGAAGGTCTGAATTAAGAGTTTTGGTACTCGCTCCTATTCGTATCGTTACATCCCCGATCGTGACCGCCATATTCTTTGGTATTTTTCATCCATTTTTTTAAAAATAGCCTTCGCCTCTTCGCTATTCGGATCAATCTTCGGTGCCTGACTTTTCTTTTCGGTCTCGAAGGTGAACAAATCTTCCGGTTTGTATCTCTTGCCTTTTCCGCTTATCATGTTAAGGATCAACGTACTTTGCCATCGCATTACAGACCAATCATTTTCTGACCTGCTCCTTTCAAACTCAACCCTTGAATTAATGAAGTCAAGAGTTTCGCCCATCGTAGCCTGGTTAAATTCGCTCACGGACATACCGTAATAATAGGCCCGTGAACGAACAAACCAAAAGCTTATTTCTTGCCGGCCTTCACCGGCTTGCGCTCCCCCACGGCTTGCGGATTCAACTGCATCGCAATGTAGGTAATCAGTTCCTGGAAGGCCTCAATTCGTTGGTCTACCTCTTCGTGTACCTCTTCCGGTGTAAGGTTACCGCCTTGTTTTACAACCGCATAGCAAAACAACTTTACTGCCATGTCGTAGTTCAATCCACCGAGTAACTTTTCTAACTGTGTTAAATCGATGTTTTGATCCGATGCGAAAAGCAGCAGAATCGAATTAGTAACTTTTGGTGAATACTTTACTGACTTAATTGTTACCATATGATTACGATCTTACTACTTCGCCATTGAAATCAAAACTAATCGACCAGGTACTATTCTCATCGTTAGGTGCCGTTAACTCCATTGAAGTTATGTACGCCTCTGCGTAGTATGTATCGTCGCCTGCTTCGCCTGTTGTAAACGTAAGATCACATGGCGTGCCTGCGATAAACTTATCGTACAATGTTGCGAATGCGTTGTTATCCTCTGCATACAATCCTTCAGTTGATCCAGTTCCTGATTTCTGTCCAGGTAATACCGCTCTCCAACCGCCACCTGATCCGGGAGTATCCTTGTGAGCGATTTCCCTCGGTGACATACTGAACGATATGGAGCAGCTTGTAGCGAAAGCCAACGCCACACCATTATCATAGAATCGTAGGTACTTACCATTAACTATACCTGTTGTTGCCATTTTATTTTATTTTTAACGTTAAAAAATTATTCTTCTTCATTATACTCTTGGTCAAATATAGACCAATCCTCCGCATTGTGATCTATTGATTCAACAATGCCTTGGGCCGCAAGTTCTTCGTACTTCCATTCAAGCAACACTACTTTTGTGCCTGCTATCTGGCCGTTGTAATCTTTAATTAATTTGGCGTTAACTGACATTTGGTTGCGTTATAAATGTTCTATAATCATGTACAATCCTATGTACCTCAAGTTCATCTTGTGTGTCGTATGTGCCACCTTCGTAGATGCATAGATAAATGTTGCTATCGGTAAAAGATACCATGAATGCCTTGACATCTTCCGCAGCTGCGCACACATTAATATAATTAGTTCCGAGGATAGTAACACGATACGTGTATTCCTCTCTTGCAATTCCTTCCTTTGAGTTGGTGACGCCATGCGTTACATTTTGCAGCAATACTTTGGCAGTTGGCTCTGTTACCTTGATGCCTTGCGGAAACTTATTGTAATATACATTACTTACCGCTGCCTCCAATGCCTCATATATTGCTATGTCTGCCGTCATGCAACTTTAATCTTTGTTAAGGTTTTCTTTGTTACTTTCTCAAGTTCATTCGTTAGATTCGTAAGTACTTGCGCCTTTGTGGCCTCATATGTTTTTTTAACCAAATTAAAGCCTGGTTGATATTCACCATTACGCTTTGTCCATCCGAATTCTAACAAATGGCCGTGTTGACCTTTATTTTTATAATCATATCCTATGTACACCGTTCTTTTTGCTCTGCGCATTACGAACGTTACCGATCCTGCAAGATTACCAGTACGCTTTCTTTCGGTTGCTCTTGCCTTTAAGTTCTGAACTGCTGGTTTACCGGCTCTTCTGAATATTGCTTTTTCATTAATGGCAATATCGTATTCGTAGCCTATTTTTTTAATCTTGGCAATAATTTCATCAATTTCCTTTTGCAATGTTACCTCATTGCGCCTACTCTGTACTATCGCTTCATTCCTTCCCATCACCTTACTATTTTGCCTCTCAATTTCATATAACGCTTCCGCCCCATCGTTTCAACTCGCGTTATGTCGTAAGTGTCGCCTTCGTACTCAATCTGATCCTCAACAAAACAGGCCTTATACCTGCAAGTGAAATCCTTATAATCCATAACAGTCTGTCGGTGTTCTATATCTGTCTCGTTGTCAATGTCATCGCTCACGTGCGCCCACATTACGGTATCAGTTGTTGTTCTGCCTGTAATCTCGCCAAGGTCATCGTATGTATATGCAGTTTTTACCTTCAGCGTGATTTTTTCATCCATTGCACCGATGGATATTCGTGCGCTCAAATTATCTGCGTAAATCATAACAACAAGGATTCAGCGTCAAGTAATTTCTCAGCACTCATCGGATATTTTACCAATCGGTTCTCACGTTGTTCGTACATCTCGGCAACTATCAAGTAGGCCGCCTGTTTTACCAAATTACTAATCTCACAACTTACCAAAACATCCATCTTGTATTCCATTCCATCGTTGAGGGCCTCATCGTAGTACATAGAATATACACCGTAACTGTCCAGTTGATCCGTTAATGGTGTTACATCCAACCAGGTGCCATCTACTTGCCTTTCCTGAATAGTCAGCACCGCCTCGGTATCTTTTGGTAGTTCAAACCAATGTTCTTTGGCGTTACCGATCACCGTTAGTGAATTTGTTAATATAGGCCTTCCAATATACTTCTCAATGTAATCACCAGCCGCACGAATATAGCCAATAATCAACTGCTTATCCTCGTCATCGAAGATGCGCAGGTGATTCTTTAGATTATCATCGTAATCGATAACTAAAGATTTATGGCCATTGTTGCGGATAACTTTCATATTGCCTTTAAAAATCCTTTAGATACTAACTCATCAAACTTCGTTGGATCGACCGCCACAATATCACCAATCCTTCCAGGTAGTCCGTATGCATGGTACATTGTTTTTAAA